AATAAGTTATTACATAACTCATTTAATGTATTTCAACATATTTTTCTTAATATGTTGAAATGTATTAAATAAGTTATTACATAACTCATTTAATGTATTAAATAAGTTATTACATAACTCATTTAATGTATTAAATGAGTTATTATATAACTCATTTAATGTATTAAATAAGTTATTACATAACTCATTTAATGTATTAAATAAGTTATTACATAACTCATTTAATGTATTAAATAAGTTATTACATAACTCATTTAATGTATTTCAATATATTACTATATATTACTTAACATATATTTATAAGTTGGTACTGCATTTATTTTTCTAAAGTTAATATAATCAAAATAATAAAAATTTTCTTTACAATATATTCTTTTTTTCTTTGTAAATTTAAAATTATCGAGTTCTTTTATGAGTTTCCAGTCTAAATTATTTGCAACCACTTTCATTTTACAAACTTTATTTATATATTCACGACCATCTATATCCCATACTGGTATAAAAATATAAACTGTAAATTTATTATCATTCATCATATTCATTATTCGTCTAATTGAATAATCCATTATACTTTCCACGAATGGTGGATTTAATAAATATGTTCCATAATATATATTTATGTTAAAATGATTACCAATACTACCAAAATATTTTTCTAAATCATAAAATAAAGAACAAAAATATGGTAATGTATGGTTCATAGCACTTCCAAATAATTCAACTCTTGCATTTTTTTTATTCATATAATATTTATAAACTTTTTCTGGAACGGCTAATTGAATATTTGTCAGCATTTTTGTAAATTCATATCTAATAAAAATACAAAAAATCAAATTATTTTTTTCTGGTTCAGATAAATTAGTATTATTTAAATCTGTTTTCATTTTATTATAAATTTTTTTATTAATCACTTGCTTAAATTCTTCTAATTTAAGAATAATATTATCATAATTATAAAAAATATCAACATTCATGTTTTTATTTGATGGTGTAAATTTACTAAATAAGTCATCAGGTATCATAACATCAAGTGTATTTTTATTTTCAGTTATATTATTAACAATTTCATCAGGATTTATTTTATGTTGTTTTAAAAAATTAATTCGTTCTATCTCTAAATTTGGATTTATTGAATTATATTTATATTTATAATATGCATAATCAAAATAACATTTAGTTGTTTTAACTGTTTGTGTTATTAAATTATTTTTTTCACCACCTTTATTTATTTTATATTTTAGATTCTTATATTTACTTTTATATTTTAAATATTTATAATATGTATTCATATATATTATAAATATTATAATTACTTAATTAAATTAAATTTAATTTTAGTATTATAATCATTTTATTATAGTCATCATAAAATTATATTTTTATAAATTTTTAATTAGAGGTTATTTATTAGATAAAAAAACATTTAATTATATGTTAATTCTTTACTTATGAAGAATTATATATATATAATAATAGATCCATTTTCTTTTTTTTCTAATTCTTCACATAAAATACATTTAATATTTTTCTTTTTTAAAAAACAATTTTCTGTATTATGTTCATTTTTACATATTTCAATATATTTATCAATAGTTAAATTATAAATATCTTTTAATTTTTGAATACCATCATTATCTTCATGTAATAAAAATAAACAATGCCAACAATAACAATGACCTTCAATAGAAGAAGTTAAATCAATTTTATATATTCTTTCACATGCTATACAGTCACCAACATTAAAATTTTTAATATTTAATTTATTATAATCTTCAAAATCTAATCCATCTGTTGTCATTTCTTTTTCTGTATTTTTTAATGATTTATTATTTATTTTATTCATTATATTTTCTAATGATTCTATAATATTTATAGACTCGTTGATATCATTTTTAATTGAATCTAATTTTTGTTCTACATTATTATTTTCAACTGATTTAAAATTATTTGCAGATTTATTGATATTATGTTCAATTGATTCTATATTATTATTTATTTTATTTATTATATTTTCCATTGATTCTATTTTAATAGATTGTTTAATATTATTTAGTTTTTTTAATGGTATATCATCATCAATATCTTCAGATAAAATATATTTATTAATTATATTAGATTTATGTAATAAGTTTTTATTTTCATTATTAATATTATTCTTAATCATATCTATAAATTTTATTTGATCACTTATTAATTTAAAATCTCCTTCCTTTGATTCATAATTAGATTCATCACAAGGAATAATTAATGGTTTATCATAATTTATATATTTTATTTCATTATTTAAATTAGAAATATTATTTTTGTTTTCTAAATATTTATTAAAATCTGGTTCATAATCTGATATAGATTCTTCATTATTTATAATATCTAAAGTCCCTCCTTGATTATATAAAATTGTATCATTACATATTTCTGGATTATCTTTAGTTTCCATAATATTATTAAAAATAGTTATATATTTAAATTAAAAATATCAATTTTTTAGAATTATAAATAAACAATTATTATAAATATCATGATTAAAATCAATTAATAAAAATTTAATAATATTCTCATCAAATTTATAGCGTTTATCATTATAATAATGTTCAATAATTGATTCAATTTCTACATCATTATTTTTTTTAATTTCTAAATTTTTACTTAATTTTAAATCCAATAAATTATTAATACTATCTTTATTATTATTATTAATTTCACATAATTTACATTTTATTATATGTTTTACTATTTCATTAATATTATTTTTATTAATATTAGAACATAATATTACTAAAATTGGTATAATATTATGTTCATTATCATCAGCATCAGATTCATCATTTGATTCATTATCAGAATTATTAGAAGTATCTGAATCATTATTATCAATCATAGTAGGACTATTATTTAATTCAATATTAGGAGTTTTATCTTCACTAACTGTAATACTAACATTATGTTGATTATAATAATTATCTTTATTTTTTGGTTTTAATATAACTGGTTTATAATTTGCATCATTTATTAATTCATTTAATTTATCAACAATTTCTTTTCCTTTATCATTATAATTAAGATTAATTATACAATTAAATTCTTTAATAAATTTTAAATAAAACGATTGAATAGTTCTATATCCACTTAAATTATCTTTTATAGAATTAAAAAAATCTTTCACTGGAATAATATGTTCAAAAATTTTTATTTTAAAAATAGATGCAATATATTTATTCATATTTAAATCTTTAAAAATTTTAATATTAAAATTATTTTCTTCTAATTTATTTTTTAATATACAATATCCTTTAAAACCACTAATATTACCGTTATCTTTAATATAAAAAATAATGGTATCATTTGGTTTTAAATTATAATAATAATTAATACATATATATTTTGGATTCTGGAAAAATTCTTTACTTGATTTTTCAGAAAATATATATATCCAATAATCACTCATTATTATTTATAATTGAAAATATGATATTAATAAATATTAATTTCAAATTTTATTATCTTAATCTATAAATTTCAAACTTATCATTATTTAAATCATATAAATCATTCCATACTCCATAATCATGATATTTTTTCATTCCTGTTAATTCCATTAAATTATTCATATTGTTATGTTCTGGATGATAATGTAACCACACATTATTATCTTTTGTTCTACATAAATTTAATGGTTCTACTCTTAATGGTCTTCCAAAATTTGTAAATTGATCATAATTTTCAGCACCATGGGCTTTTAATGGTCTTGTTTCAGTTGGATGTCTAAAATAAGTTAATCTACTTCCACCTGGATAATCTTGATACCACATTGGATAATCTACTAAATTTTTATTCATTTATGATATATTATTATATTTGAAATTATTTTTAATTATAATATAAATATATATTACTTTTGATTATAAAAAAATATGTAAATAAATTATATATGAATTGTAATTTTTCTAATAATAATTTAATTTTATTATTAATTATATGTTTTATATTTTTCTGTATATCATTTTTTTTAAGTATTAAATTTGAAAATTTTGTAGATCTTGGTGATATTTATAAAAATTCTTTTTATAAAAAAACTTATTAAATTATTATTTCTTCAGTATAATCTATACTTATATAGTTTGGATTATTCTTACTTAATTTATTATTATTATGTAAATTATTAAATATTGGATTATAATTTGGTGTATCAAAATATGATGGGTAAGTAAAATTATGTTTTGGTATAGTTGATTCAAATATTGAATTATTTGTAAAACTTCCTAAATTAAATAAGTCATCTTGTTCAGTTGTATTATATTGTAAATTGGAGTTATTATTTTTATATTTATTTTCTTCATTAAAATAATTCTCTTCACTTGATTCATTTTCACGATTAGAATCATTAAAAATATCAAATGGATAAACTCCATTTTTATCATCAATTATTGTTAAACCTTCTCTTTTAAAATTAATATCTTTTATAAAATTAAAACTAATATTAATATATTTTAGATTAGCAGGTAATGTTGGTAATTCAGTTAATTCATTATTAGATACATCTAATTCTATAAGTGATTCGGGTAATTTACAAATAGTTTTTAAATTATTATTATTTAGAATTAATTTACTTAAATTATCTGGAAAACAATCAAGTTCATCTAAATTACAATCTGATAAACTTAAATATTCTAATTTTGAACTTTTTAAATTTTCAAAAGTAAAACATTCAATATTATTCTTATCAATAATTAATATTTCTAAATGATCAGAAATATCAATATTGGTTATACGATTTTTTGCAATATTTAAGTTTTTAATTAATTTTGTATCAAACATTTCTTTAAAAAAATTATTAGATATATTAAGTTCAACTAAACTATTTGGTATTTCTGGCAGACTATCTAAATGATTGTTTGATAAATTTATTTCAACTATATTTGGAGGAAAATTTACAATTTTTTTTAACGAGTTATTTTCTAAATCTAATATTACTAAACTTACTAATTCTTTTAAATCAATATATTTTATATTATTTCCTTCTAAATATAATTCTGTTAAATTTTTAAATTTATATATATCATCAATTAATATAGTTTCTAATCTATTACAATTCATATGTAATACCTTTAAATTTACTGGTAAATCTTTATCTATTTGTGTTATTAAATTATTCGATAAATCTAATTCTATTAACCAGTCATGATTAATAATATGTGGTATTTTATGTATATAATTACTATCTAATATTAACTTCCTATTTTTTGTTATTTTATTATATTCAATCTCTCGTTGAACATTATCCATTATCTATTTGTTATTTTAATACATTTACTTATTTGATTTTTGTTTTTCAATTTTTTTAAATAAATAAAATTTACAAAGTAAATTTTATTTATTTAAAAAAAAAGTAAAATAACAATCAAATCAATTTTTAATAAAAATTGATTTGATTTTTGTTTTTCAATTTTTTTAAATAAAATACATAGTATTTATTTAAAAAAGAGTAAAATAAAAATATATATAATATATTAAAAAGAACAATGGAAGAAAAATTTTTAAATAAACATAAATATAATAAAAATATAATAAAACAACCAAAATATACATCATATTTATTTAAAGATACTAACATGGAAGATTTAGTTGCAGTATATTTTGATGGAAAAAATTTTAAAACAATACCAATAAATTATTTAATAAATAATCCAATAATATATGATAAATATTATGATAAAAATACAGTATCTGATATAACAATTACATTATGTCCATATACTTTAACTGGATTGATATATTTTGGTAAATATAAATTAACAACATATGTATATAATAGTAATATAATATTAAAATATAATAATGAAGATGATGATTTAATTGACGATAAAAAGAGAATAATACAATTATCAGGAAACATATATTTAAAAGATTCATTAGAAATTTTAAATGAAATAATTAGAAGAGAAGAAATTAAAATAATGACATTAAAAAAATCATTAATAATGTTTCCAGATTCTTTATATTTAAAAAATACTAATCAACAAATACAAATTGTTCCAAAAACTTATTATAATAATAATAAAATTTTATTTAATATAAATAAATCACCTAAATTTAATCAATATGAACCAAAATTATTAATTACTGGTATTGAATATATATCTGATAATAAAAAATATACAGTTATAATTTCTAAAAAAAAAAATATAGAAACCTATTTAGAAGAAAATTATGAAAAAATTAAAGAAAAATATGGTATTATTGTAAATTGTTTTTGGTTTGCTTGGATTAGTATGTATCCAAATTCAAAAGTAATAATTATTTAGATTTAGTTCTAAATTTAATAAAGAATTTTTGACCAAAAAGATTAAATAATTCCATATCAATGTTAAATTGTTTTTTAATTTTTTTAGAAATATCAATTATTCTATCTTGATATTTTATAATTTCATTTTTAGAAAGTTGTAATTTTAATATTTGTTTAATAATTTGTTCAATTTGTTCTTTTGATTGAGATATTGATAAAATACCTAAGAGATTTTCTAAATTAAATTCATTAGTAATATTTAATTTTATTCTATTATCTTCATCAGAAGATATATTATTTAATTTATTATTTATACTATCTAATTCTTTTTCTACTTTAGATTCATTTATATCTGCAAGTTCATCCACACTTTTTTCTAATCTATTTATATAACTACTCATACCATCAATTACCTCTTGTTTTTGTTTATTTATATTATTAAGTTCATTTACTAATAATTGTAATTCAGTTACTCTATCATTCATTAATTCTGATTCTATAATACCTTTTTTTAAATTTTTTATTCTTTCAGTTACTATTATTTCTCTATTATGTAATTGATTATTAATATCACTAAGTGTAGCATTTATATTTCCTCCAAATTTATTTAATCTATGATAATATTTTAATTTATTTTGATATATTTCACTTTTTTGTAAATTGTTAGAATTCATTAATTTATTCTGATATTTATTAATTTTATTTTGAATATTTAATCCCATATATATTAATTTATAAATTATATTTAATATATTTAATATATTTGATAAAAATAAAATAAATATTAATTATAATTAATATTTGATAAAAATAAAATAAATATTAATTATAATTATAATTATGAATGTAATTGAGAAACCAATTATATTCATAATTATAACTAATATTTAAT